AACACATTAATGATTTAATGGAAGTTTAACCCTTGCCAAAGGGTTCACAAAGGGTAGTTTATACCCTATATAATAAAGCTAAAGCTATAAATAAAGATAAAGATAAAGTTAAGGATATGAGTATATTGAGAAAAATATTTAGTAGTGGAGCAAAGGATTTAGTAGATAGTGTTGGTAATGCTATTGACAAGATACATACCTCAGCAGAAGAAAAAGAACTTGTAAAGAATGAGATAAACAAAGCTATCTATGAGTTTGAAAAGAATATGCAGGTAGAGGTAACTAAGCGTTGGGAAGCTGATATGAATGGTAATTGGCTATCTAAATCCATACGACCATTGTCACTAGCTTTCCTGTTGTTTGTGCTTACCATATTTACACTAATTGACTTTGGATATGTAGATATGGACATCAAAGATTCTTGGATTGACCTATGGCAACTATTAGCCATTACTGCCTTTGGTGCGTACTTCGGAGGAAGGTCGTACGAAAAAATTAAGAAATAACTTTTAACTTGCTTCTTTTTTACTATATTTGCACATACGTCTGTATGATGTGATTAAGTTTTGTTTTAGTTTTCAAGTGGGGTGCTTCTCGGCACTCCATTTGTTTTTTTGTATATTTTTTACTATAATTGCAAAAACATACATATATGAAACAATACAGACCTAGACTATCCGAATCAGAGTACGAAATCATACAAAAGATGAGAGAGAAAGAAACTCGTAACGTACTCGTTGTAGGAGATTTACACGCACCATTTATCAAAGGACAATGCAATGACGGTGGCTCATACCTAGAGCATTGCTTAGAAGTCTATGAAAAGAATAACTGTAACGATGTAATCTTCATCGGAGATTTAATTGACTCACATTTTTCCTCATTCCACGAAACACACCCTGATGGATTTGGTGCAGGAGAAGAACTAGATAGGGCTATTAGTCAGCTACAACCTTGGCACGAAGCATTCCCTAATGCAAGGGTGTGTATTGGTAACCACGATGCTATAATATCTCGTAAGGCGGTAGCTATGGGAATATCACAAAGATGGCTTAAAGACCTCTCAGAAGCCTTACAAGTGCCTACTTGGACATTTGATGATAGCTTTGAGCAAGATGGCGTTATCTATACTCACGGAACAGGTAGTAGCGGAGCAAGAGGTGCGCACAACAGAATGGTAAATTGGGGTAAATCAGTAGTACAGGGTCATATACATACGGAGTGTTCTGTATCTTGGCATTGCACTAAGACTGCTAGACACTTTGCTATGCAGGTAGGTTGTGGTGTAACTAACACAAATCAGTATGCACTTGCATATGCTAAGAACTTTACTAAGCGTTCTATAATTGCTTGCGGTGTTGTTTTAGACAATGGAACACTACCGATTACCTACCCAATGCACTTAGGAGAAGAATAATCTGTACTCTAGTAAAGCAAACTTTTTTTACATTTTTATTAAATTATTTTTGGTAGTTTCAATTTATTTACTAACTTTGCCGAAGTTATTAATTAAAACAAAACTATTATGTCACAAGAATTAAAAGTAGAAATGGTAAAGAAAGGCGATGTGCTTTTTTATTTAGAAAGTAAAATATCATTATTTGAAACTTTATTATCTAACGATGAGAAGTCACAGGTTGACTTTATGGACAACAACATTCTAAAAGAATGGTATGACGGAAGAATATGTGCAAGAGTATCAGCACTAAGCAGCTTAAAAGAATTAAGAACACTAATCAATAATCTTAAATAAATATTATTATGTCAGAAATTAAAACAGAAACTAAGAAAGAAAGTTTACGCAGACTATTTACAGAAAATGGTCTAGTACAAGAAGATGTGTATAAAGACAAGCGAGGGTTTGTTATTATTACACGAACAGGAATTGACAAGATTATCAGCAACAGAGGAATTAAGATTTCCTATGAGCCAATTATTATGGAACGAGAGTGGGTTGTACTTAGATGTGTTGCAGAGATGTCAGAGAATCAACGTAGAGTAGAATCTTTTGGCGAATGTTCTAAAGAAAACACTATGGGTCTTGCAGGTAAGTTTCCTGTGGCTATGGCAGAGAAACGTGCCAAGTCAAGAGCAGTACTAATGCTTACAGGATTCTATGAGCAGGGAGTTTATGGTCAAGATGAAATGGCTGACTAATGGATTGGATAGATGAAATACTTGCTAGTGAACCTATCAGTAACGCACAGATAGCAGTTATTGAAGGTTTGCTAACAAGCGTTCCCTATGAACAAGATGACATTAGAGATATAGAAAACGGTCTTTTACATTTAACCTATCAAGAAGCATACGAGTTAATAGGTAAGCTAAAAGAAGATTACATACCAAAAGACCCTAGAGAACAATTTAATAAAATATTCAAATGAATTATTGGACAACAAAAAACGGAAATAAAATAGCGGTTGAAGACTTAGATGGTAAACATCTATTAAATATTCTATCTATGTTAAAAGGAAAAAATCATATTTATGGTATGCGTATATTAAGAAAAAGTACTTGTCCGTTGTCTATAGACAAAAATAGAGAACAACTAAATTTAATTTTAGGAGAAGGTGCATACATCTCTTGTGCTATACAAAGAGCTAAAGATGATTTGCTAAGATGGGCTGAAGAAAAGCGTTTGGAGTATGAATGCGAAACAGGAATAGATTTTGATAATAGACAATTAATTTAAAGATATGGCAATAAGAAAACACGCAATGACTAAAGAGGGTGCAATACTCTCAATCACAAGAAATCAGATAGGCAAACTTTCTGATGGTAAGAAACCGATAGGAATATTAAAATCTTTCATAGATATGTATATGAAGGAAGATAATGACAGGATAAAAGAAACCTACAGTTTGGAATAGAATTAGAAATCGTAGAATATAAATAATTATGACAAAGATAGCAAATAACGAGTTTGAGAAATTCGTAAGAATCACAGGAATGACTAAACGTAGATTTAGTGAAGTAACAGGATTAAAAGGTACTAGCGTAACCAAATACCTAGAGAACCCTACAATGCTAAGGCTCAAGCATTTACAACTATTGGCTGATGCCGATGAGTTTAAGGAACAAGAGGTTGGAGATGTAGAACTTTTAAATATGATAAACTATGCTAAATAGTATTGAGAGAAGGGAAGCGTTAAAGAAGGCAGTATGCTCGATTTATAGTGTGAATGAGAATGAACTATTTAGCCTAAGCAGAAAGCGAGAAATCATAAGTGCAAGGCGAATGGTGTTGTATTTTCTTCGCAAACATTATGGCGAAACTTATATGAGCATAGCTAAAACATTTAGTATGAATCACGCCACAGTAATACATCACATAACACAAATGAAAAACTTTTTGGAGTTTGATAAGATGGAAGTTATAAACTACATCAAGGTTAGAGATTATGTGTTTGAGCAAAATAGTGAAGTAACACTATCAGAGGAACTTGACCTCTTAAAAAAAGAGAAGTCTTTATTAGACGATAGATTAGAACAAATAGAAAATGAATTAAAATTATTAGACAATGGAAATTAATGGAACGTTAGAAGCAATCTTTGATACAAAAGAATTTAAGAGTGGCTTCAAGAAAAGAGAATTTGTAGTCAATACCGGTGGCGATTATCCTCAATCAATCAAGATGGAAGTGGTAAAAGACAATATTGATAAGCTAGGAACTATCAAGGTTGGAACGGAAGTTACTTGTAAGATAGACATCAGAGGTCGCCTGTATGAAGGTAACTACTACAATAACATATTAGCTTGGGCAATCAATGTCGGTGGTGCAAAGACAGAGAAACCTGCTGAAACTGTTAACGAGTCAGACTTACCCTTTTAAGGTAAGAATGTTAATCAAAGCATTTGATTGTGAAATCGAATACTAAAAGAAAGTATGTGTCGAGGGTAGATAAGCTATTAGAAGCCAATGCTACCCTCAACGCATCTCTCGGTATAGATAGCACCAAAACCGAGATTGAATCCATTAGAAGGGAGATAAGAGCCAATATACGCAAGATTAAGGACTTATGTCCATACACACATTCTATTATTGATATAGATGATAATCATAAGACAACAAAATGAATTGGAGTAGTAAAGAAAAAGAATACACAAAGTTAGTTAAGATAGAAACCATTGCAACTGCTGAACATTGTAAGCATTTAAAAAGCATAGGTCATTCTGTTGCAGACATTGCAGATAAGCTAAATTTAAGCAAGGCTAGGATTTATGAGTACTTAAAGTATAAGGAGTCTGATGAAGTATGAAACTGCTAAAGATAGAGAAAGGCAGAAGAAAGCAAGTGACTTATTTTGTCACGCATTTGACCTTATATCTATTGATAGGGGCGATTTTGCTTCTGTTGATTATGACCTAAAGAATAAGAAAGGGTTTGTGGTAGGTTCATTGGAGGTTAAAGGTTGTCCTAATAGAAACATAGATGACAACTTAACTGTTCAGGTGGCTATACGCAAACTTGTAGATTTGCAGAAACATCAAAAGAAAACCAACAAACCTGTGGCAATATGTTGGGCGTTTGAAGATGGCATTGTGTATGAGCGAATTGAGAACCTTGAGGGTAATTTTAGTCTTGGAGGTCGTAAGCCAAGAGCAGGAAGTTACAATGATATTGAGATAATGGCTAGAGTAGAGATAAAAAAATTAAAAAAAGTTTGTTATTAATTAAAAAAGTTTACTTATCTTTGCTGTGTTAAACAATTAAACTAAAACATTATGACAAGCAAATTTGATTACAAACTATTTACTGATGTAACTTTTGAGGGCATCGACCACAGAGATTATCCTGACTATTGCGATGCTTTCATTGCAAGTGCAGAGTACGATGGTAGAGATTTATCTGATGAGGAGTTAGATGAACTAAACGAAGATACCGATTTATTATACGAATTATTAACTGATAATTTATACTAAGACAATGGCTAAACGAATGACAGATACAGACAAATGGAAAAAAAGATTTGTCAGAGAATTATCACCACAACACAAGTTACTATGGTTCTACATCTTAGATGACTGCAATCACGCAGGTATATGGGACGTAGATTTAGAAGTAGCTTCTATCAGAGTAGGGTTTGACTTATCACACGACAACCTGCCATCATCATTTGGCGAAAAAGTAATATCTTTTGACAATGGCGATAAATGGTTTATTCCTGAATTTATAGACTTTCAATATGGCGAATTAAATCCAAATTCTAATGTGCATAAATCAGTAATTGCACTTCTTGATAAATATAATCTTGAAGGGTATCTGAAGGGTTCACAAGGGGTACAAAGTACCCTTAATAATAAAGATAAGGATAAAGATATAGTTAAAGTTAAAGCTAAGGTTAAGAGGTTTGTAAAGCCAACAATCGAAGAAGTAGCTGACTATTGTAATGAAAGGAACAATGATGTAGATGCTGAGAAGTTTTACGACTACTATTCTTCTAACGGTTGGAAAGTGGGTAAGAACGCAATGAAGGATTGGAAAGCATCTGTAAGAACTTGGGAAAAGAATACTACCCAACAACAAAAAGTATCACAACCAAAACAAGTATTAACCGCTTGGGAACAAGCTAGAACACAAATTAACAATGGATAATAATAGAAGAAAAGCAAGTGAGTACACTAAAAAGTTTTTAAAGGATATGCGAAACAACGCTACTCTAAAGCATAGAAAAATCAATGAGTACAATATGTATTATATGATTACAGGGTTTGTCTGCCACGATAAATCTGATATGAGAAGAATGGCATCACGAGATAACATTGTAATGTAATGGATAAGACTAAACAAATATGGTATAGGTTTACCAACGATAGAGAGCAATTAAATATTGACTGTGTAGATGTATTGAGCAAATGCTATTTGATGTTAGGTCAGAAACCTGATACAGAACAAATTGTGATGATGTCGAAACTGCTAGTAGATGACCTGTCGAGGTTCTACGGAAGTATGGAAATGCAGGAAGTTTTATTTGCATTTGAGCAGGGTATAAGGCACTCTGATAGTGGTGGCTTTGTCAATGTCCGCAATTGGAATATATGGCTCAAGGAGTACAAGGCTAAGGCAAACCTTAAAAGGCAACAACGCCAACTGACTGATTATCAGAGAGATAGAGATAGTCAGAAGATGATAGGCGAAACCATTAACAAAGCTAAACGATTGAAATGACAACAATAATAATTACACTCTTGCTTATTTCTATTTTATATCTTATATTCGCAATCAAAGATTTAAAAGATGATGTTAGTGATATTGAGTTTCGAATGGATATTCTTAAAGAGATATGTGCTGACTACGAGAAAAGA